AATTTACCTTGAGAATCTTCAACTTATTATTAGCGAGGTCATATTCCCATAATCTGGAGCTCGCCGGGCTTTGGGCGAGTACATTTTCAATAGTGTGCAGTCCAAGCTGGCTTGGCGTTATGGAATAGCCGCCAGTAGGATACCCTCCTGTATCGGAACCTACTTTTTTGTCACCGGTAAACTCAGCAATTACTCCAAAACCGTTCCCAAACTTGATTTTGCGGATTATCTTAATAGTCATTGCTCATTCCTCCTGTAAATAAAAATGAGGGGGCCAGTGGCCCCCCTTTCTTAATGCTCGGTAATTCCAGTAATGAGAGCCTGTCCACGAGGACGCTGACAGCCTATATCACAGTATTTGACCAGAGTTGCTTCCCAAGCAGGGCGATTAGCTACTCTAGTCATGATGGAACCATCGCGATCCATCCAGTTGAAGTCTGCCATCTGGTACATAGCCCAGTCGTTTAAATCAAACAACTGCATACATCCAGAGGGAGTAAACCTATCTGCCACAAGCGCAATACCGTTGTAAGAAAGTGCTTTGAAACCACCCTTCAAGTCCTGAGTGTTAACGGTTTGCTTGGTGGCAGCCAGTAAGTCGATGTATGCCCGACGAACGCCGTGAGAAACCTGAATGTAATTAATAACCGAAGCGGTTCTGGTTTCTACCAGGTCAATCATTTCCTGAATGACGTTTTCAGATATTTCACCATTAAGAGCCTTTACCTGGGGCTTCAGCCAAGGGTAATCAGTTTTGCTGATACCGTACAGGTTTCCAGAAGTGCTGAACACCGCCCCTGTGCCAGTTAGCTCCTTGCCATAGTTGCCCGCCAGAGTTATAAATACGCCATTCGTTACGGAGCCTGAAATATTAGACGCAACGCTCAAGGTAATGGTGTTAGTCTGGTCATCAACGGAGAGCACCTCGAGCTCAGATCCATCGGTAATCGCTCCACCACTAGCGTTGTGTAAGTCAATTAACATACCCTCTGCTAAATGGATAGGGTTGTCCACTACTACAGTTAGTACTTTGTTGTTGTTGTTGTAAGTGGCATTTTCGGCAACGGTGGCTATTTTCCCACTTCCGTCGCCCTGTGCCTGTCTGGACAGGTCTAGCTTTGCGTCAGTCTCGCAGTCGGAGATTTCAGTCTCCAACATATTAGCGAAAGCACCTACGCTGCTCTTGGATGCCTCAATGGTTTTGTCGGTGATTCTAAACCGTGCGAAGAAGTTCTTGGTCTCCCATCTAGCCAGTTTTGTCTTACGGCTACTGGGGGTCGGCAGCAGACCATCATCGTCGCGGTTCCCAATACCTCCGGTGCGCCCGTATCTCATCGCCATAACGATTTCTTTACCGACAACATTCTCACTGGTTTTCTCGATCTGAGCCAGGAATGGACTGGCTTTATCGTTTAACTGATAACGAAGGCCGTCCAGATAAAATAGTTTTAGGGCTTCCGCTACCCTAGCTATATTAGTTCCAACATAAGACGACATATTTGCTTACCTCCTTCTGTTAACTCCCTCCCGACAAAAATGCTTTAAACGCCCTAGTAGCGTCCTTGACAGATTTGATCTCGGGGGGAGGTGTTGCGGGAGATGCACTCCCAGGGTGAGAACCAACCATAGTCGGTTTGGGTTCTTTTTCTATTTGCTCTGAATACGACTTGAGGACCATCTTCTGCAACTCAGGGTTCTGCGAAAGTTGTTGCAAAAACTCTGGGTTCTTTAACATATCCTCTATAGTTGGTTGACTGGCTTTCTCGGCGTCAAGAACCTCGCCCTTGGCCATCAAGTAGGCGACTTCTACGGCGTTAGGCAGATTTAGAAATTCCGGAGGTTGTTGCAGAATTATCTCAGCAGCCTTTTCACGGAAGTTGTCAAAATCCGGATATTTTTGCCGTACTTCGTCTACCTTGTTGTCCCAATAAGCTCGTTCCCTTTGTTGCTCAAAATACTGTATCACCGGCTCAAGTTGCTTGAGTTGTGGGGAGATGGCCTCATTTACGGCCCCTTGGAATAACTCCTGTAGAGCCTCCTTGGGGTTCTCGTAAAACTTCTCGAACCAACCCTCCACATCAAAAGAATCTTGAAGTGGTGCTTCTGGGGAAACGACTGGTTCCTGAGCCTGAGACTGGCGTGATTCAAGTTCCTGAATTTTTTGCATCAGTTCTTGAATCTGCTGGTTTTGTATGCCCATCTTGTTGCCCTGTTCACCGATTTTTTTCTCGGCATTTATATAGCTTTTTACGAGGGCATCTATATTAGGTGTTCCATCGGGATTGAGAAATTTCGCAGGAATCTCTATCCCGACATCTGTGGGTTCTTTTGCCGCTTGAACCGGAGGCACTTGTTGCTGGTCAGCAGGTGGTTCCGGTTCTGGGTCAACGAGATATTTAGAGATCTCTGCTATGCGCTGATCTCTAGTCGCGCCCTCATAATCAAAAGAGGGGCTTTTGGTACTTGAACTATCAGCGACTCCCGTTTCTGTTGATAATTGCGGCTCCGCTGCTACAGCTTCAGAGTTCTCCGCAAATAACTGTAAATCAAACGGGTACGAGTCAAACGGGTACATGATATTCCTCCTTTGCGGCCTTTCGGTTCTCGCATTTATTAAAAATAAGTTATTATTCTTTTGTCCGTGGCCCCCACCCCTGGCCAAAGCACTGTTCGGACAATGTTATCCCACATGTTCCTTTTATTTATGAAGCTTCTTCTTTTTTGGACTCACCTTGCATCAATGGAGCAAGGGCTTGCATATGAGCAAGCACATGAGCCTCGAAGATTTCTTCGATTTGGGGATGTTCTGCTATAAGCGCTTCATATTCGGTAGACAATCTAAATTCATTGTGGCGCTTTATGTGCAAGAAGTGAGAATCATAGTGAACTGGCATACACGGATTGCCATTTGCTAGTTGCCTATTCTCTCTCTCAGCCTTTGCGCTGTGAAGTTGGTCGTCATCGTCCACGCCTTCCCAATCAAGGAATTGCAGCATCTCCATAATTTTACTTCGTGCCGGCCTGTCGATCACCCCAGTATCGGGGTTATGAAACAAGCCCATTCCTAAGAGGTCAAACACCATCTGCCTCCTCTGGGTCGGGGACTCAGATAGTGCTGAGAAACTATCCATGATAACATCCTCCGGTTTCAGGTCGGATGCAGTCCACTCCATGACATCGACCACATTGTCCTTACCCGCTATGCGTACCAGACGAGGTATCTTAACAAATTGTTTGAGTAATCTCAGCCACTGTGACCCGCACTCTATCAATCCGAGCTCAATGTTGTTTGCGGTATCAGATAATCTGGTCTCGTCCTGCTCTAAAGCCAATGACATCGCTACGCCGGATTTAACACCGGGCGGTGCCTTAGACTGTCTGGATACTTCAGATACCCCCGACAGAATAGAGAACTCGGTCAAGAGGGTCTGTTCCTCGGTTTCAAACGCCGAAGGGAGCGGCGGATTTATTGTTCGCTGTGGTGGATTTGTCCCTGCTCTATATCTACAGATATAGCCAGGGGCGTTACCGCTGGCTTCTAAGTCCGCCATATCGACGATACTGTTCTCCTCGACTATCCATCCTCCGATGGCACAAGCCGAGAGGTATTCTGCCTTGCGGTTCCGCAACGCATTGTATCTGCGTTGTACTGGAATCAAGCGCTCAATGACTGTTCTTCCCCAAAACAGCCCCGGTCGTTCTATGCAACACATCTTGACAAAAGGAAGCCCTAGTTTTCCGTCCTTGCCTATCTTATACGGCAACGGACCAAAGCTCAGTAATTTATGATTGGCGACCACTATTAGCCGACCCATAGGGTATTTCTTAGTGGGAAGCTCGTGGTATTCCTTTACTATTACCGCCTCTTTTAGAGACTCCCTCATCCCGCTTGTATAGGTTTTTCCTATAAAGCCGCCCCCTGTCATCAACTCCTGGAGTCTGACAACCTTGCTTTCCTCTGGCGGGACATCAACCCCCCATATCTCCTTCACGACCTTTACGGGATAGATCTTGGCGTGAATTATGCTTCGGTTATCTTCTATTTTTTGATTATAGGGGCTTTCCGGGAATATCTCCGGTGCAGGACAAACTATCACCTCTAGGTCCCCTTCTCGTATAAGAACCGGTTGCCCAGTTGCGGGGTCTACCATGGGTTCACCAGTCTGGGGATCTATCTGGGGAACCAGAGGCCCTGCGTCCGGGTTCCATATATTTTTAATGCAACAAGTTCCGGTCAACTCGAGCCATCTAATAACTTCATGTATTTTGTTGCGTATTTTTTGCTCGTGTTGCACCGACTGTAATAACTGAGTGCTTATCTTGGTAGCCCTAATATCGGACTTATCTGAACTGCCCGGTCTAACCTTCAGCACGGGGCGCATTTTCCCTAGCCTAGCCTGCCTAGCCTCTATATTAGGAGCAATGTGATTAAAAACTTCACGCTGTTCGTACCAATAGTCCTCTGGGATCCTGTCTAGTGTCTGAGCTACTTCGTTGATCTGTACATATTGGTTGCCCTCAATAAAGGCTATATTTAGCCTCCATTGTAGCTCAAAAGGAATACGCTCCTTTTGTCTTCGCTCAAATTCCTTCTCAACGAAGTCGACTATTTCTTTTGTGCTGTAGTTGGCGTAGGGGTCATCCTGGGGACCTGCTGGCTGTTCCCCTTCCCCGGGAATCATACCTTGCCCCTCCCACTCCGGACTCGGCACTTCGATGGGGGGTTCTCTTTTAGACCTTAATCCTAGTATATCTAAAATACTCAATTATTCATCGCCCCCCTCCTCCTTGCGTTTACTGCAACGGATAGCGTGCATTTTGCAAGACTTTTCGTTGTCGAACTCTTTGCCGCAGTGTTCGCAGACAAAGGTTTCGGCTTTAAGTCCCATAGCTTCTCCGCTTTCTACTAGGGAAATAGCACAATCTCGGCATAATTGCATAAATAACTGTGGCGGCCCCTCTGGATTACCAATTCTTAGGGTCGCTATGTTCTTGCAATTATACGAATCGCAGAATACTCCGCGAACATTTTGTTCCATAAAGGCACATCTCAATGCCGTTCATCCTCCTTACATATATACCCTTCTGCGTACCATACGAGTGTTTCTCTTGGCCACCGAGTCCTTATGCGCCCGTATAAGCGGAACCTCGGACTCCAGTCCGATGGACTTGTCTACATGGTAGGCAATTAGTCCGTATGACAAGGAGTCATACTGGTTATCAATCGCGCAGTCAGCGACTTTCTCGGGGTCATTGTTGTCCTTGGGCAACTTGGGTAGGGTGCTGATTAAGTGTTTGCAAGTGTTAAAGATCTTGAGCTTCGACCTCTTTGTTCCATCTTCATCCTCAATTACCTTGAGGTATTCATGGACCACTGCTTTCCTTAGCCGACGGTCTACAATGGCTTTCCTAAAACCAATCTGCAACCCCCCGTCCCTGTAGTAGTCTATCAATGTTTTACCCGAGGTATCTCTATGGTGAGTGTTCCAGGCGTCCAGCCCTGCTACACAGAAGTCTAGGTGCTCTTTTCCTATGCTCAGACTCCCCTTGTTGTCCAGCGAAACTGCAACACTCATCTCCACTACCCTAGCCGCTTGCTCGGTATAAAGTATCTTGGGGTCATCTCGCGACCTGGAGAACTCTCGGTAAACATATACGTTTCCATCCTCGTCCACCGCATACCAGAGCCATGCGAACGGATGGTCGTACCCGTTATCCACACTGAGCCACCTGCGCCAGTGATCGGGTATGTCAAACGGTTCAATGACATGAACATCGGGGTCGAACTCTGGAAATGCAGTTGCTGACCCTGCACTGAACGCCTCCTCCGGTGTGGCCGGATACTCCTGCAAGTACGATAACGGCAACTCTGCCTTAGTGTCCTCGTACCACTGCTGCGTCCGGCGGGGATCTGAGTACCAGGGCAAGAATATCGGGTGAAAATTGTTCTTACCCGCCATAGCTTTCTCCCAGACCTCCTGGAAGAATGACCCTATCCGTGCGGTAGATATACCTATGACCTTGCCTCCAGTGGGCCGGTTTATGACCGGATATGCCGCCGCCCAGATCTCCTGTGCGTACATCTGAAACGCCCACTCATCTAGTATTACCAGCGATGCCGTAAACGACCGCGCGCTGTCTGGTGAGCTAGTGAATGATGTGAACATCGACGGTACTTTCGACTCTGGGTGGTTGATCGAGATATAAGTGGTTGTTGCCTCCCATGTCGGCCCACTGTAGTTGTCTGGTAAGTTTTTGTCTTTTTTTCGTATAAGAAACGGCGGCATATACTCTAAAATGAGTCTTACCCGCCTGACTAACTCTTTCGCCTCATCCTCTCTTTTTGACAGGGCGACCACGGAGTACCCCGGCTGGAACAGCAGTCCGTGTGTTGCGAACGCCAGCGCCAACCAAGAGAGTCCTAATTGTCGTGCCTTTAGAACTATGGTCAGCTTGTTCTTATCGAACGCCTCCAGTGCCTCTCTCTGCTTCGGCCACAGCTTGAACAGAGTCACCGGCTCCGGTGCATCCTTGTCCTCGATTTTCACAAAATTCTCAATAAAAAATGCCTTATCTTCGCGGGCGTGCCGTATGATAGCCTCCACTTTGGCCGCCGCTTTTAAGACGTTTATCTCATCAGCAGTTAACTGTTCTAACTCGTCTTTGGAAATCGGCTTATTCTTCTCCCGCTCCTCATATATCTCAACTGCTCGCTTTTTGCCCAGCTTTACCGCATACTCAAAACCCTCCTCCTTATTCATGCGAGGCGGCGGATTCGGATTATCTCGGGCGTACTCCATTCCGGAGTGCCCTGGCATCCACGCCCCATGCAAGAACTCGTTCGGAGCGGGCTGTTTGCCCCGAAACTCGAAGTCTTTTTTCTTCTCGTTCCAGTTGATGGAACACTCTCCATCAAAAGCGACCTTTTCCCCATGCTTCAGGTTAGACAAACTGCGGAGCAGCCTGGCGTCCATAACGATTTCGCGCTTCCCTGCCAGGAAGTGCTTTACATTGACCTGCTCTCCCCCGTCGCCGAATGTTACCAATTCCTCGATGGGCTTCATTTTAGACATCTTGCCGCTTTTATAAACCCGCATGCCACCAATGTCGCCCTTCTTCTTGACCGGCTTCTTGGGAGTCTTATTTTTGGGCTTTTTCTTGGGCTTTTTGGGCTTCGGGGGTCTAACCTCAAAGTCCTCCGGGATGATCTTATCCTTCTTTAGTATCTTTGCTACCTTTTCTTCTTCTTCCTTGCGCTGCTTGTAAGCCGCTATCGCTCTGCGATAGCGATCAGTGGGTGCATTATTACTGACTTTCCTCACCTCCTGGCGCAGATGCCTCAACATCTATGACTTCATACTCATTAGAATATTGCCCATAGTCGTCCCACTCCGTTTTCTGCGGCTTGAACTCTAAAATAGCCTTCAAGTCCTCCGGTGAGAGATCTGCCAGTCTGGTGACCATGGTTTGTATCGGGCCGCCACCGGCTCCGGTGTGCTCAACTTTTTGAGCCGGCTTCCCGTAGGTGTACGCCATTAGCAACTCCAACGCTTTAATGCGATCCTTGGGAGAAGTTTCCACATCCTCAATTATATCTTCCAGAACTTGAATACCCTTTTGGGCAATAAACAGAGCTGCCCTCGGCCTCCAGGCAATCTCCTGAAGTGCAATTTGAGAGATAGCTCCGGTTTTTACACTCTGTACCGGGACTCCGGCGAACTCGGCTCCAACTATATCAATTAGTGTAGTTTCGTCTTTCGTCTTTGGTTTGCGGGCCACAATAATACCTCCGTTCGGCTCCGCTGCCATGCTGGCCTCGGAGTTGCCAAACTAAAAAGGGAGCGCTTGTATCGCGCCCCCATCGAAGAGAAGAGGGAAGAGGAAATGCTGGCGAAAACGGTGTCCCGCTTTCTTTGCTCAATATATAGTATACATGCGTTTACGCATTAATATCGGACAATTTTGCGACAATTTTGCTAAATTTTAGCTTTTTGAACCTAAATCGAAGGGCAAAACGGATAAAACTCATTATATAAATGAAGGAACTCGGCCGCAAAATCAAAAAGATCAACGCACAACGGACGCAGCGGGATTTTCAA